AATTTCGCATGGTGAAAGTAACAACGCCTCAAAAGTTGACTTCTACTACGAAGAATTAAAGTACTTAATGTCAAGAATTAGGGAGCAAAGTTGGTTCGAAGAAGGCTATACTAAGTTTGTTCTTAATGGTATGGCTGGTGGCTCTCAGTTTTTTAGAGGCGTCTATGACATTTCAGGAACAACGATCACAAGGATCAGCGGCGATGATTTTACAAAAGCCGTGGTCGGTCGAAGGTTTAATTTATCAGGTAGTTCAACCTCTGATGGCGAGTACGAGTTTGCTTCAGTTGCAGCTGACTTTCAAAGTGTAACCGTCACTGAAACTATGGGATCTGAAAACTCTGTAGAAATTTTTCTTGAAGTCCCCAAGAGAGAACACGGTCAAATTTTGAATAAACAAGAAACAAATTTTCGAGAACTAGCGGGCGAGTATGTAGATGTTTCGTACAATCCTTCTGAATACATGACGACTTACGACGGCCTTCATGCTGACGCTAAATCAACATTAACTATGGCAGAAGGGGAGGCTTCTCAATTTTTAGTTCAGGGTGCAGCAAACTACAACAGAACCTGTACTAAGACGCTTGTTCAGAACAACGCCTCATACAACATTCACACGAATGGAACAAGCGGTGTAAAGTTTAACTACGTACAAGATTTTTTAGACTATTTTCACGAGTACGTAACCGTCGCTGCAAATGCGAAAGTTTTGGCTGAACTTGTTTCTGGTGTCCATGTTGCACACCAAACACTGCGCGTTGACAGCCTTCAAGCTAAGCAGCTAATTTTGAGGGGGGCTTCTTTAAATTCAAATGTCTCGGGTTTAACGCAAGCATCGAACTCAATGCCTCTTACATCAGATTTAAACGCAGATGAGACGCTTGCACTTTCGGAACTTAAATCTATATTCGGGACAACAATCGAGTGCGATGGTGGTCAGGGATTAGTTTTACCGAGCGTTAGATTTGAAGCCCTGGAACAGATTTTATTCGACGGAACCAATTGTCCAGGAGATGGTATAGTACTTGGTGACGTGTCTGGAGACATTGACGGCGCATCTTTGAAGATCAACAAGTGTTGGTCGCACGGGTTCGGAAAATCTGGTCTAATTGGAACCTACGGTTCAACTTTGAACGCTGCAGGCACGATGATAAACCCATTGTTTGGTTCAAGTTACAACAGAGATGGTGTAACACTACGATCAGGTCTCTACGACCTTAGGGGTGCTCAAATCACTCGCAATGGACGGTTTGGTGTTCTGGCCGCAGATGATTTCATAAGAATTAAGCTCGATGACGCGCACTCGGAGTTTAACAACCACGATGCAGCAGCAGGAAATGGTGAAGACATCGCGTTGACTGCAGCAGTAGCAGATAGTTTTGTTTATATCAAAGGGGCGGTTTACGGCACACTAAACACGGGCACCGGAGGCTCAACAACGAACACGTTTACTTCACGTAAGAGCATAATTCAAACATGAACGAAGATATTTGGGAAGAGGCTTTGCAGGAAGCGTACGCTACTGCACCTACTAATGAAGTTATTCTTCATACACTAGAATTGAGGCATCCTTCATTTGTTGATACTGCAATTCGAGTTGTCATGGATATAGGAACGTCATTCACTGTAGAAGATGAAGAAGTTTTCGGTCATTATTTGACTTTAGAAGACTCTGCTCCTGATAGTCCTCAGCAAAGTGTTTTCTTTCAAAGTTGTATGTTCGACTTGAATCTTCCAGAACAAAAGGAAGGAAGTCTGCCTTCAATTGGAATTGAACTCGACAATGTTTCTCGTCTGGTTATCCAGTATTTAGACAATGCTATCGGGCAAAGAGCACCTATTGAGTTAACGTACAGAGAGTACCTGTTTAGTGACAAAGAGAAGCCTCAATTTATTTTAGGGGGTTTGACTATGAGACAAGTAAAAGCCAACGCTGGAAAAATTAGTGGTACCGCTCAATTTAGCGATTTGATCAACAAAAGTTTCCCGTCTAAGCTGTACCGTCCAGATGAATTTAGAGGACTAACTCAATGATCGAAATTGAGCAGTTAATAGGCAAACCTTATGAACCAGGAGCACAAGGCCCTGATTCTTACGATTGCTGGGGTCTTGCTAAAAAAGTTCAAAAGACTTTGTTTAATCGTGAGATGCCTTCTATAAAGGATCCTCCAACAAATTTGAAGACTTTGATACGTTTTGTTAAAAACCACGAAGCAAGAGGTCAGTGGATTAAATCTGACGGCCCAAAACACGGTCAGCTCGTTGAACTTGCTCATGGAAAAAATCCTTTCCACATTGGTGTTTATTTAGACATTGACGGTGGTGGTTTAATTCACAGTGTCAACCCGCTAGGCGTTTGTTTTGACAGGTTGGCAACACTTGAAGCAGCGGGTTGGCGAAGGTTTGTTTATCATGACTGGAACAGTTGAGCTAAGTAGCCCACTAAGTTTACTTGAGCGTGGGTTCACAACACCTGGAGAGACTGTTAAACAGCACTTTGATCGTTTAGACGTCAAAGATTCTCCTGTGGTATGTCTACTCAATGGTGAACCATTTTTAAGAAAATACTGGGACAAGACAGTAACAATTTTTGATTCTCTTCAATTTGTTTCTTTACCTTTAGGTGGTGATTTCAAAAAAATTATAAGCGCAGTCGCAGCAATTGCATTAGCAGTAGTTGCGCCTTACGCAGCACCTTTGATTGGCGCAGCAATTGGTGTAACCTCAGCAATCGGAATTTCAATAATAACGGCGGGTATAATAATTGGTGGCAACCTACTGATAAATGCGCTGCTTCCGCCTTCTGTTCCTGGAGGTCAAGCTCAAGAAACGTTTAATTCATCTCCCACTTACTCGCTAACTGCGCAAGGAAACCAAGCAAGGCTTCTTCAACCCATCCCGCGGCTTTACGGAAGACACATACTCTTCCCAGATTTTGCTTCTCAGCCCTATTCTTCATATGAAGGAAACGACCAATTTCTTTATCAATTGTTTAGTCTTGGTGTTGGAGAGTACAATGTTGAAGAGATTAGGATCGAAGACACAAAAATGTGGGATCAAGTAAATGGTTTCAGTGACTCTTTCTCAGATGTTGAAATTGAGATAATTCAACCTGGACAACCTCTTACTCTTTTCCCAGCAGCTGTAACAACTTCAATTGAGGTTGGTGGTCAGGAGTTGTTAAAATTCAACTCGGTTAGGCCTGTTTCATTTGATGGTAATAGAATAACATTCACAGGCAACGGAGATGAAAAACTTCAAAACATAGCAGTCGGCGACAACCTCCAAATTTCTGGCTCTTCTTCAAATGATGGTAATTACGTTGTTACTCAAGTAGATTCAGACGATAATTGGGTTGAAGTTAGTTCAGTGCTAACGACTACGTCTTCTGAAAATGTGACCATTGAAACTGAAAGCGTTATAGGACCATTTATTGCGAATCCGGCAGACAAAAATGTCGATAAACTCGCAGTTGATTTTATTTTGCCGCGTGGTTTATACTTCGCAAATAATTCAGGTGGTCTTAATTCTTTTAATGTATCAGTTAAAGTTGAAGCAAGAGAAGTCGATAGCTTTGGAGACCCATTGACTTCTTGGTCAACGATAGGTTTACACGACTACGTTAGAGAAACATCAACACCTCAAAGAATAACCGAATTTTACGACGTTTCGTTAGGTCGGTATGAAGTTCGCGTTTCCAGGACAACCAACAAAGAGTCTGGAAGTCGATATGGAAATGATCTTGTTTGGGGAGGGCTGCGTGCTTTCACTCCCGATGACAACTCGTTTGATGACGTTACGCTTTTAGCTGTGAAAATAAGAGCGTCAAATCAATTAACTGATAGTTCAAGCAGACGTTTCAATGTCATTCAATCATCAAAACTCGAAGTTTGGGATGGTGAGACGTGGTCAGAACCTACGGTAACGTCAAACCCAGCTTGGGTTGCGGCCGACATTTTGAGAAATAACGTTTACGGTGCAAACTTATCCGACGATAGAATAGACTTAAAAGCATTGTTGACTCTAGCCCAAACGTGGTCCTCTAGAAATGATCAGTTTAACGGTATATTTGACACAAAAAGAAGTGTGTGGGACGCTCTAAGTGCTGTTCTTCGGGTAGGGAGAGCGCAACCTTTAATGATTGCAGGTAAAGTCTCATTTGTTCGTGACGAGCAAGCTCAGTTGGTCAGGGGAATGTTAACCCCACAAAATATCAAAAAAGGGTCTTTTGAAACAACTCACGTTCTTTATGATGAAAACACTCCAGACTCTGTAGTTGTTGAGTTCCTTGATGAAAGAACCTGGAAACAAAATGAAGTGTCTTGCTTTTTCGACGATCAAGTAGAAAATCCTTCACGAATAAAAATCTTTGGAATCACTGATCGAACTCAAGCTTGGAGAGAAGGGATTTACCAAGCAGCTGTTAACCTTTATAGAAGGCTTTTTGCTTCACTTTCATTAGAGATGGAGGGAAGAATGTTAATTAGGGGTGACACTGTTGTTGTTTCCCACGACATGCCTCAATGGGGTTGCTCGGCTGAAGTGTTAAACTGGGACGAGGCTTTGAACTTGTTAACAGTATCCGAACCTTTAAAAGGCAGTGTAGCTGCGTTTAATGACTCAAGAAATCAGTTATGGGGTCCTGTTGAAATTGAGTCGATAAGTAATGATGGTTTGCAAATCACACTAAAAGAGAACTCAGTTAGTGAAGCAGTAATGAACTTTGGTGAAATTCCAATATCTACATCAACTGAACGTGAGTTAACTAGGATCTCAACTGGGGATCTTAGCACTTATTCAAAAAGGTTTAAAATAGTAAGTACAAGAGCAGATAGTTTAACAAATGTGAGTGTCGTTTTAACTCATGATGATCAGAGAGTTTATGAAGCAGATTTAGGTTCACCACCAGTCGAACAAGACTTAAGCTCTCTCGAACCGTCGGTTAATGCTCCACAACTGACCGGATTGATAGTTAATCAGAATCAGGGCTCACAATCCAATCCTGTCACACTAGACGTAAGTTGGCAACCAACGCCTTTTGCAACAAATTACATTGTTCAGTCGTCAACTGATGGAGTAACTTGGCGGACGGTATTCTCAGGTGAAGATTCTTTAACTCAGTTCACTGAGCAAGCTGGGAATGTTTATGTTAGAGCGGCTGCAATTGGTCTTTTAAGAGGTCCGTGGGTTTACACAGACCCTTCGTTTAAAACGTATGGTGTTCCGAATGAAACTCCTCAGTCACCACCCAACCTATCAGTTTTAGCAAACGTTGCGGACGGTGTGATTGAGGTTTCCTGGAGTGCTGCTCAACGTGCCGAGACGTATGAAGTCGAACTGTTTGTTGAAGACCAAACGACAGGTGTTTACGAGACGTTAGCTTTAGCTAAATCAGTGAATGGTACGTTTGCTCAATTTACACAATCAGTAATAACAGCTCAAGGAGGTCCTTGGTCTTCTTTTGAAGTTGTTGTAAAAGGAGTTAACGAAACAGGTGTAGGTAGCCCTTCTTCCTTGATTGTTAACAATGTTTTTCTACCACCTGTTTCAAATATTTCACTAGTTAGTCCATATGTTGGTTCAGAGATCAATCTTGATTGGTTAGGAATACAATCAGCAACTTCGTACTTTGTTGAAATTATAGAAAATTCAATAGTAGTTGGTTCGTACAGAGTCAGCAATCCCGTCTTGCTAATCTCTTCTCAAGAAATTGAAGCTATGGGAGGCCCGTGGAGAAGTTTAAGTGTTTCTGTAAAAGCTGAAAGTGGTAGTTTAGAATCAGGAGCAACGACACTTTTAATTGAAGACTTAGCGCCCCCTGTTGTTCAGAACATCACAACCTCGTCAAATACCACTGGTCAAGTTGACATTTCTTGGGACGAAATAACCGGTGATCAGACGTTAACCGGCTACAAAGTTCATCTATCAGAAGTTGACGGTTTTGTACCGGGCGACTCAAACGAGGTTTACGACGGTCAAGGAACAACTGTTTCTGTCACAGGTCTGACTCAAGGAACAACAGTATATATTGTAGTGGTTGCAATTGATTCTTATGCAGGCCAAAATAGCTACAATTACTCTTCACAAGTACAGCAGGTGGTATCATGATTGGTGCAGGAATACTAACAAAGTTCGCACTCGGCGGTGTAGCATCACGAGTTCCGTGGCAGCTATGGGCAGCTGCGGGCGTTGTGGTGTTCCTGGGCATTGCTGCATGGCAAATTGATTCTCGCGCGTATGACCGCGGTTTCGCTGAGGCTGAAAGACAGTGGAAAGAGCGCGTTGAGCAAGAGTTGAAACGTCAAGACGAAGCTAATCAAGAAGCACTTCGTTTTGCACGCGAACAGATACGACAACTAAGAAAAGCAAAGGAGGTTCGAGATGCCGAAATTTCTCGACTTAATGAAGAGGCTGAGCAAGATCCTGATGCTGATCGTCCCTCTGTCAATACTCGGGGCGTGCGCCGCCTCAATTCAATCCTCGACTGAACCACCGCGGCTTGTTGATGCCCCTGCTCGACTGCAAGAGGCTTGTGCTAAACCATTGCGACTGCCTGATCGTGAATTAACGCAAGCAGACGTTGAAAAGTACTGGTTGAGAGATAGACAGGCATTGCTTGCTTGTGGTATGACCAAGCAAGCCTTACTCGATTATTATCTTAATCGGGACGCTTTGTTGCGAGATGGTGAGCAACTTGAGTAGGTTGTTTTTCACGAAGCTTTCTAATAGCGGCTTCTAAAAGCACATCGACATGCTCAGGGATGGCTTGTCGATTATTTCGATAATTTGAAATTGATTGCGGCGTCTTGCGTAGGTGGCTCGCCATTTTGGCATTGGTCCACCCGAGAGCTGCTTGTTTGCGCTTAAACTCTTCTGGAGTCATCTCGGGTCCTTATGTTTTCACAACGTTATGACATGGTATAAGTCGGTTATGCTACCGCAAAAGTAGGTTCTTAATGATTTGGGTAAGTTCTCGTAGTGCTAATTGACAACCAAGGCATTATGATCAACGCGCGTGCGCACATCGTGCGCACTGGCGCGAAGGACGAAAGCAAGTGACCCCTGTGCAGGGCGCAGGGTCTGCAGGGCCAGGAATGATCAAGAAGAATTCTTAAACTTGAATTGCGCGCGTGCGCATATGTCGATAAGTAAGTTATCAGACAATCACACTCAACGGAGACCGGAATGACAAACGACTTGCTTTGGCAACCAGACATTTTCGCTATTGGACAAACTCAATTCAACTCAAACGATTTTGAAAGCTGGTTGAAATTTAACGATCACACAGACGCGTTCGTGGGTGGTGACTCACCTATTGCTAATCTTTGGCGGGATGTGAATGAAGAAGACAGCCTTGAACGTATGATCGAGTTTGGTGGTCGTCACTGCTACCGTGCTTGGGACAAAGGTCGTGACCGCGGTGATTACATTCGCAATATCATTGAAATGGAACATGGTTCTGTTCTTGAACACTCCACTATCAATTGGGCAATCCAAGGCGTATCAAGATCACTAAGCCTTGAACTTGCACGTCATCGCGTCGGTATCGCGCTTAGTCAAGAGTCTCAACGTTACGTTGACGCTTCAGACATTCAATTTGTTGTACCGCCAATTGTTGCGTTCCTTGCGGGTGGGTCAATGAGTGACTCAGAAATCATTACCGATTTCCATCGTGACAATACGCTCGCACTTGAACGTTACAAAGCTTTGCAAAGTTCAATCGTTGCGCAGGTCAAAGAAACATCACCGAACGTTAAGTCACTGACAATGATCAAGAAACGCGCAAATGAAGCAGCACGCGCGCATCTGCCAAATTGTACCGAAACGCGTTTCCTCTGGACAACCAATATGAGATTGCTCAGACACTTCCTTTGGCTTCGCGGTGGATCAGGGGCTGATCTTGAAATTCGTCGAATGGCTGTTCATCTTCTTCAACTTGCTCAAGACTCCGCACCATCAGTTTTTGGAGACATGACAACAACCCAAGTGGACGATGGTTATGGCGTTCCTATTATTGTGGCTGCTTAATGCAAATTTACGTAGAAAACGCACACGGGATAATTGAGGGCCTTGATTATGAACAATCAAGGTCTCTCGGTGATCGTTTAAACACAGAAGTCGAGTATCAAGGAACTCGGATAAAATTCGTACCAACGAAATTTGCTCTTGATATTCTCGTGAAGGAAGCAGGAAAAGACGCATTCCACACTGGTTGTCGATTTGCATGGGCGCACTTTTATCGTGAGAAAGATCAGAAACAAATCGACTTTGAGTGGGTAACTCAACCATACAATCACCAACGTGAGTGGTTCGGTATAATCAAAGACATGCCTTACTTTTCTCTTGAATGGGAAATGGGTCTTGGTAAATCGAAAACTATTCTTGATGTTTGTCAGTGGGCATACGCAAATGGCGAACTTGATGGTTTGCTAGTTGTGACGCTTAAAGGCGTTCATCGAAAATGGGTTGAGAAAGAAGTTCCAGTTCACCTACCAAAAGGAATGGCGGACGCCGCTTTCTGGAACACTAACGTTGTTGACAATGGCATGTGGACGGGTGAGAACGCTCGCAAGCGAACGAGTTTGATTGACTCTGATAAGTTTGCCGTCGCAACGATAAACTTCGAATCTGTGCACCGTGCAAAGGGGCTTAAATTCTGTGAACGTTTTATTCGTTCAAGAAAAGCCGCGATTGTGATCGACGAATCTCAGTACATAAAGACGCCGAGCGCAGCCGTTACAAAAGCGACTACGAAACTTGGTAAGATGGCTGAACGTCGTTACATCACCACCGGAACGATGTCTACAGGTTCAACCTTAGACCCGTACTCTCAGTATAATTTCTTGGATCCTTCAATCGTTGGAAACATGAAATTCCATCAGTGGAAAGCAGAATTTGCAATCGAAGAGCAAGTAGGCGACAAAACTTTTGAAGCTTGGGAGTATGATAAAGTAACAAAGAAGTCAAGAAAGGTTGAGAAACCAATCATGACGGTTACAGGTTTCAAAAATGAAGACGCACTGTGTCGAATGCTTGATCCTTTCAGGTCACGACTGCTCAAAGAAGATTGCATTGACCTTCCACCGAAGATTTATCGTATGCGGTCATTTGAGATGTCCGACGCAATGCGTGCTGCTTACATGGCAATGACAAAACAATTCTTGGTTGAATTGGAAGGTGGTCGAACTGTCACGGCTAGTATGGCAATGACAAAACTCGTCCGACTTCAACAAATCGCGTGCGGTTTTCTTGTTCCTGATGATCGAGACCCACTGTCCGATGAAATTGCAGGAGTGCCTATCGACGACAAGAATCCTCGTGTTGAAGCAATGATGCAGGAACTTGAAAAGGTCAGAAATAAAGGTATCGTTTGGTCTTATTGGCGGTACAGCTTGCGAGAAATCGCGGATGCACTTCGTACCGCTTACGGTGACAAATCCGTTGTCGAATATCATGGTGGTATTTCTGAGGAAGACAAATCGCGTGCCTTACTTGGTTTCAAAGAAGACAAAACACGCTGGTTCTTGGGCAACCCGATGTCCGCGGGTGTTGGTCTTGATTTAGTCGAAGCCGACAACATGACCTACTATAACAACTCGTTTAACCTTGGATTACGTTTGCAGTCTGAAGATCGTTTCCATAGAATCGGTCAAGAAGCTGACTCATGCACTATCACAGACATTGAATGTCTTGGTACTGTTGATAGGCCTCAGTTGCGCGCACTGAAAGACAAGCGTGATGTTGCTGCACTCATATCAGGTGACAACCTCAAGTCGTGGTTGACTGAAAGCGTCTAACCACATACAACCGAAGCACTAACGGAGCACAAAGCAAAATGCCCAGAGTCTTTATAGTAAATGAACCCGACGAGAGCCGTGCCCCAGAAGGGCGCGCTACTTACGATACGAACCCAGCACGGGCATTCGGTCAAGTCGTGTTCATCAACCCAGCAGATCAACCAGTGCCTGTTCGAGATCCAGAACGTGCTGTTGAACGTGCTCACGACGTATTGAGTGACGCGACCAGCGATGACTATCTCGTTTGGGCAGGAGGTGATCCTTTGGGGCTGATTCTTGCAGCATCAATTCTTGCTGATAAGACAGACGGGCAATTCACTTACTTGAAATGGGATCGAGCCGCGCGCGCCTATGCTCCTGCAACGCTTGACCTTTTCCAAATTAACGGAGAATAAATCATGAGCGATGAACTACTCGCTGAAATGGCCGAAGACGGTCAGAAAGTAACAACTGATCTTGCGGAAGTTCGAGCACTCGCTGACAAACAGCTAAAGCTCGAGGCCGAAGTAGCGAAAATCGAAGCGCAACTTAAAGATACAAAAAGCAACTTGCGCAAAGTCCAAGAAGGCGACTTACCCGCAGCATTGAAAGCCGCAGGCATTCCATCTTTCACACTTGAGAATGGTATGGTCGTCTCGTATGACGAAGACCTTAAAGTATCTGTTCCAAAAGCTCGTAAAGAAGCAATCATCAAAAAGATGAAGGAATGGGGCTACGAAGGTAACGTGAGCAATACGCTCACAGCAGATCTCGGTAAAGGTAACGACAATGCTGTAAAAGCATTGAAGGCCGCTGCTGAGGAGATGGGTGTTGAAGTATCTGTGTCTGAAGACATTCCTACAGGCACAGTAAAGAAAGCACTCAAAACTCGTATTGATGAAGGCAAGAACGACGACCTTGCATTCTTCGGTGCGTTCTCGTTCACCAAATCAACGGTGAAATAAACCCGGCCGAAAGGAGAACAACTTATGGCTAAAGAAGTCGCAAATGCGAAAGAGGCTCAGCTCCCTGCTGAGTTCATGGAAGAACTTGCCGGAGACGGCGAGCAGTATCAGGAAAGCATGTCTAAGGACGACATGTCCATTCCATTCTTGCAAATCCTGCAGTCATTGTCACCACAATGCACTAAAGGTGAAGCTGAATTTATCAAAGGCGCCGAACCGTCTGATTTGTTCGACACAGTTACGCAGACACTTTTCAAAACGCGTGATGACGACGACAACTCAATTGAAGGCGTTCGCATTCTTCCAATCCACTACAAACGTTCGTTCATCGAATGGGTTCCGCGTAATCAAGGCGGTGGCATTGTCAATGAATGGACAGTTGATGAAGGCTTGCAAATCGTTACTCAACGGAACGACAGCAATCTTGACATTATCCAAGAAGGTTCGCCTCACGGTACTCCCGGCAATCAATTGAACGATACGCACACGCATTTCGTTTTCTTGATCAAAGAAGATGGCAGTTACGAACCAATGATCTTGACTATGGCGTCAACGCAGATCAAACCTTCAAAAGACTTGAACAACATGGTGTCAAAGCACGCGCTGCCTAACGGTGGAAAAGCTGCACGATTCTTTGGTGTTTACGGCGTAACAACTCAA